CAGTTATTGAGTTTTGACAAAATTGTTGCTGGAGAGAGTTAACAAAACTTGAAGAGATGACGTCTTTTCCGATTAGATTTAACGGCTTAGATTGCTCGCGTTTTCCTCCTCATATATACAATTATTTACATTGTCTCCCTAATGTGCTAGTTCTCGTATAAAGATTGCATAATCTTTTACACGATCCATTGCAACAACAGGCTTTACCTTAGGCTGTTTGTTATGACACAACTTATACCATTTAAGTGGTTTATAGTCCTGATTTGTTCTTACATAAGAAAATGCACGTTGCCAAATTGTTTTATTTTTTATAAGATTCTGCTTGGCCATTTTCTCTTGGACTTTAACAAAGTTGTCATCAATGATTGTAAAGAACTGATTCAAATTTCTTGTTCTCCAAAGATATTCAACAAGATCACTATACACAGCTTGATTTTCTATCTGAAGATCTAATGGCTGATCATTTTGATTTACCAACGTTTGGAAATCATGTATAGTCTCCTTAATTGCAAAATCATGAAACCACTTACCTAATTGCTTATTAATTAAGCTATCAATAAGACATGTCTTAGTTAAAGACATAGATGATGGGTTCATTAACTCATAATGTTGATAAATAAAGTGAGCACATTGCAATTGATTAACACTGACCTTAGATGTAAAATCTGGACCAGGATCAAGGCCTAGGCCGCCGAGCCAGTTAGGTACATAATAAGGTATGTATTTTAATTCTTCGGATAATAAATATTTATTATGGTAAAATTTGAACAAGAAATCTAATTCCTCATAAAGAGCATCAAAGCCTTTTACTAGTTGGCTATGGCACCAACCCATTCTTGTAACTGCTTCAGCAGTCTGTGTCATAGGTGTTGTTTTCTTATTTTCACCACCTTCAGATCGAACAAGGCCTTTCATTAATCCAAAATTAACAAAGGGTATCTCTGTAAAAGAAGAAATATCTAACCTATCTTGCTCTACTTTCGGTTTAAAATTCACTAGGAATGTTCGAGAATTCATCTCAACAAACCCACGTGAAGTAAAGGTTTTACCAATAGAGTTGAATAAACCAACCATAGAGGAGCAACCCACCCAGTGATCGAAATTTGATATTGGAAAACAACAATCATCACCATTAATAAGACCAGGAAACTGTGCGATGGGTATCTTATAACCACGATCTAGTTCAATAGCCTTACGACAGACAGAAAAATTAATAATACAGAGCACTATGAAAGATAAAATCTTTCCCATTGGTTGTGCTTCTTGCTGAAGTCCGTAAATTGTTTGCTTCATTCTTTTACCATCTTTAAGGAAACGACGACATAACTCAACATGGTTATGGCATAGCGAATTAACTATGACTCTACGAATATTATTATACTTTGTAGTTCCGTCTTTTCTTATCTTATGATGGCCAATACCTATTTTATCACAAATGGCATTTAAGCAAACTTCTGTGTAACTGGATATCATCATATTTGTAGCATTATCATAATCTCCACTTGTAAACACCTCATTATCATGTAACTCAACAAGAACACGTTCTAAATGTTCTGGAGTGAGAGGTGTGCCCGTTACAGCAAAGCAAAGGTGCTTTAAAAGACACTTTGCAAGAAATTTCTGTAAAGGTTTTAGAAGATATGTCTCAAGAGCAGCAGGTGTGGTTATACCACGTACCTTAAGAGCTTCCTTAAGACCAACAACTTTTATAAAATTGTCTTCTATAAAGCAAGTTTCAAAGAGGGCATCTATATCTAAATCAGTGCCGAGATTATCTGGATTTGTTGCTACTTCTAAATACTGAACTTCTTCTCCCTCACCAATCTTACGAATGGCTTCAAAAGAATCTTCATCAATAGAAGGAAGTCTAGTTCTTGTAAGAGGGTTTTCCTCATCAGTATTATTAAAACCGTCAAGAGGAAAAGGATCCTTCAACATACCATATTTAACAGAGACAATAGGTTCTCTGGGGTATCGTGGGATAAAATTCTTAACAATTGCAACATGACCTCCATTAAGAAGTGAATTTTCACTGCAACTTGAAAAACTAGGACAAAGATTATACTTTGGTTCATAGTTACTGTCACCAATTATCTCATCAACAGAGCGAATAATTTCTTGCTCCATGTCTTGAACTGTGATATCAAGGTATGTCGGCTTAGATTTTGGTTCTGTGAATAGCTTAAAAGTTTCATAGCAATTCATAAGACAGTCATCATCAGTTGAGCGATCTGCTCCTTTCTTAACTCCTCTACATAATGTATCTATCAAAGACATTCTGTAGACCTGTTGCTGTAAAGTATCTTGAGGAAGATGCTTAAACCATGATGTGAAATCTTTATCTAAGAGTATAGACGGATTATCATGATCCTCAAATGGACACTTAGGATAAACTGTAGAGCCCTTTGCATAAGCAGCAAAAGCAGCCAGTTTATACTTGACAACTTTCATCCAAGTAGACAATTCTAATTGAGAATTATCAAATTCTTCAATCGTCTTAAAAGGATTTAAGGTAGAAGTTCTATAGGAATAAGTGTACCAAACATTTAACATTCTATTGCGAAGATGTCTAGTTTCGAACTTATAACCATATAGATGAGCAGATTTAAACAAATCTTTAATGATATTCCATACAGAAAGGTATGGTTGTTTTAAAGTTGATGTTCTTGTTTGTTCATTGATTTGGAAAAAGGTTGAGAGGAGAACTAACTTTCTGTTCGCCTCTTCAGAAACACGCTTTTTCTTAAATAAGGTAAAAGCCTCCAAGTAAGTCGGGTCATCGCCCTCGAAATCTTGGATTGACGCAGTACCACCTCTAACATTACACGATCGACTGATTAATTCGACCTGTCGCGCTATCATTTCTGATACGGACAGTTGTGGATAGAAGGTTACAGGACTGGATTTACAATCCTTGTCTTCTACGTTAATGTTATCATCAGCATCCTTAACACTGACTGATCCCTGTATAGCAACGCATGGTTTTGCGAAATGCCCAAGTGAGATGTCAAGGCCTTCTTGTCTCTTGACTCCTTCAGGTTGGTCAGACCCTCCAGATGTACCTTCCATAGAAGTATCTTCTATGAAGACTTGTTTAGTTACACTGCCCAAAGCACTATAAGGTGTATAATCTGTCCAGAAGTCTTTAATTGCTTCTAGATCATGAACCTGAACTTTTGGTTCATTAACCTTAATATAGTAGCCCACAACTGGAAGATCCTCACGAAATGAGGCCTCTAAGTTGATTGTGGTCTTAGGTGTATCTAAACATTTACAATTATTTTGCCAAAGATCAAATTGGAACAGAGGGACATCACGTCCTCTGTAGTATGTATTGAAATCATCAATACATTTTCTACATCCATGTCTTTGACATATTTTGTTAGAAGAGTGAGTCTCTCTCATTGACTCTTCTTCGGTGCGGTAGCGTTCATATTCAATAGAAAGATGTGA